GCTCCTCGGTAAAGGATCATACACTTCTAAACAATATTTGCATTTGTAACAACATTCTTCTTTAATTGGCATTACACTTTCACCTCATATCTGTAGAAACGATTTTCTTCAAATTTATGAGTCCAATAACCGTCGCCATGCCAATAATCTTCATATATGCAACGCTTTTCCTCATCAATACGACAAACAAAAACATAACTTTCTGCAAAAGTACTCCACACCCACATTCCCTCGTGTAGTTCCTCAAATTTGAGTGGTGGATTGTCAAAGTGTTCGTTGATTAGTTGTTCTAATACTTGATAATTGTTACAGTCACCATTCCAAAAGTTATTTAATGCTTTTAAACATTTTTCTTTAGTTAATTCTTTATTCATCTTCCAACACCACCTTTGTATGGCTCAGGTAAAGGCATCCATGCGATAATTTCTCCGTTTTCTTCAACATCCCAAATATCAGAATCATAACAATAATACTTATAACGCCATTCTGTTACATACTCATCATCTTCTCGTAATGCGACATGAATTTTCCCATCATCGTTACAGACTAGTACTTCAACATTAAATTCAGGCATTTTTTCAGATACAGGAATCCATTCCCCAACTTTTGGTTGATTTTCAATGATATCTAATACCACTTTAAATAAGTTTTCATCATAAACAGATAAAAAATGAGGTCTGCCATATTTATCTAAATCTTTCTTTAATTTCTTTTCATCAATCATCTTCTTCACCCTCTATTTTTTGACCACAGTGAGGACAGTATTTGTACCATTCACTAATGACATCTTTTCCGCACGTAGGACATCTTAACAGTCCTACAACATAATTGATTTTCTTTTTCTTTGGTGTAGCTTTTTCTACTAATTCTTGAAGTGTATCTAGTGCGTTTTCACCTTCCATAAATTCACTAAAAGATAATTTAGGTTTTAATAAATGATAAACTTTGTAAAATGCTTTTTGATATTTATTCATCTTGAAGCCCCCTTTTAATTCTTCTTGCTTCATCTAATAACATTTGAATATCGTGTTTTAAATACTCAAATTCTCTACGATTGCCTAATTCTTGAACAGCAATAGACAAGTGACCTATGCACCCATCTATTGCGTCGTATAACCCTTGCTTGTATTCTTGATATTCTTCATTCATATACATTCCCTTTCAAATCTTCTAAAACTATGCTTCTATGTGTTTCTGCTCTTACAATACAAAACATAAATACATATCTTTTTACGACTTCATCGTAAAATTTTTTTGCTTCTTTATATGATTGAAAAGTGTTAATCACGAACCATCTAGTTTCTTTATCGATTCTCGCCCACACTTCCCACATTGTTTCTTCTGGCATAACTACCCCCCCAACCATTCATCAAAATCAAATGATTGGTCATTTTCAAATACAAAGTTATAATCAAAATCTTCATAGTAACCAACTAATTGGTCTTCCATTACATACTTGTTATCAACGTCAATCTTATGTATATCTCGAATGATTTTGACAAATTCATCAGTTGTATATGTAAATTCACGTCCTGCATATTTGAATAATCGCTTCATTGATGAAATAGGATAAAACGAATTTACATATTTAATTTCACGTTTAGATAAGCATTCCCATGTTTCTTGTGAAGCAATATATTGATTTGTTGCTAAATCATAAGCAATTTTGCAATGTTGGAAATCAAATGTTTCATCCATTACTTTTTGTGGTTCTCCATAGAAACGAATGATAAATTGATATGTCATACCATTTCGCTTAATGGTGATACTCTTATTTCCTAAGAACATATCGCTATCAACCTCGAAATGGTTTCTATCACTAAGCACGTAATCGTACCCGTTTTCAAACATCCACTTTTGCTTCTCTAATAAAGGATATGGAATCCTGTAATGAAGAAACTCTAATACTGTAACTTTCGAGTCCTCGTATGTGACCTCATTTGATGTGAATTTCATTTTTTCAATTTTGTCTTGGTTCTTCACATCATATTCCTTTTCGCTCCCAATCTCGCACACTCCACTATTTAACAAGTATTCATAGTTCAATAACGCTTTCCAAACATCTTCTGTTTTATTGATGTATCTGCCGTCCCCTATTTCATCAATGAATGTATCTCTCGCTTCTTTTGTTTTAAAATAAATATCTATATCATTGATTGGTGTTCTTGTTGCATTACTTACACAACAACCACCTGCAATATAACAATTTTGTCTTATCCATTCTTCATTGATCTTAGTTGTAAGTCCAAAACCTTTTAATAAAAGTTGCATACTATTCTCCTTTTAATAACCACTTTTCAAACGCTCATAATTTACCTTGTTTTTTTCTTTATAAGCGTTATAAATTTCTTCCCAGGTAAATCCAAGCTTGTACCCTAAAGCAAGCACATAATGTAAAGTGATTACTTTAGAAGAGGCAATCTTTTCAAGTAGTTCATAAATAGTGTAATACTCATTTGTTTGTTTAAACGCATAATTATAATTGTGCATTTGCTCGAATTGATCCGTGTCAATTTTTACATGATAGTAATTGTGGATGCTTAGTGCAAAGTGTAGACAGTCCACATATTCCACCAATGCTTTGACACGATTATCGGCAGCACTTGCTTTCCAATGCTTGAACTTTGTTGGTAATTCATTCAAAAGTTCCCCTAATTCTACAAATAAAGCAATTCTCATATTTTCATATGGATAACTTTTAATTCCGTGCTTTGCAAAGATGCTTGCATCTAGCATTTTTTGCATCTCTAACATTTCTTTTAATTGATCAATCATTATTTCTTTTCTCCTTTGTTTATTCTTTGTAAGGTTCAGGTAAAGGCATCCAAGCAACTATTTTTCCTATGCTGTAACCTTCGTCAGCATCAGTAACCCAAAATGGTTTAGAATCATCTTCATAATCTAGATAACAACCTCTCGTGATTAGCTCTTCGTTATCGCATACAAGTACATTTCTTCCTGTTTCAGGCAATCTTTCAGTAACTGGAATCCATTTTTCTTTTGGCTTATTATTAACCTTTAAATTTTCGATAATTTCTTTCAATTGCATTCTGACATTTGAATTACTTAAACTATCCAAGTTTTCATAAATATCAATTAGTTTTTGTACTTCTTTCAATGCTGATCATCTCCTTTTAACGTCAATGGAATATCGACTTACTTTTGGATTTTTTAGTTTTTGAATTTCTTTTTTTAGTTCTATTATTTCAAGTTCCTTCTTTTGAATAATACTTCGGTATCTTTCGGCATCTAAATGGTCGAAATAGACTTCTGTAGGCTTTTTTATTTGCCCCTCAAGTATTTCTCTAAGTTTTCGATTTTCGTTCTGTAACATTAATTTTTCCATCTTTAAAACATTAACTTTACTACGCAAGGGAGCTACCACATCGCTGTAGTAGTCCTCTGCGTCTTTATTTAAAGCTTCAATCAATTGATGAACAAGTTCTTTATTAGTTGCCATTTAGATAACTATCATGGAAAGCAACGCTTACCGCCATCGCTGCCCAAATATCTTTCTTGAATCCGTAGAAGTAACCTGGATTCTTTTTTGTGCCTACAATACCGAATCTATCAATCAATGCTTGTCTGATATTCGAGTCTTTAGCTTTCGAGTCATGACAAAGTGCCATCTTTTCATCCATTCTATAAATAAAGGTTGGTTCTATATTGTAAGTATCCATACAAACTTGATAAAAACGTCCAATCCAAACACAAGTATCAAATACTGTTTTACCAACGGCCATTCCGTACGAAGCAATCATTTCGATAGCAACGTAATCAACTTTTGCAAAAAAGGGAAAACCCATTTTTATATTTAATAAGAGGTCATCATTTAAAACTTTCCCTTTGCAAAGTACTCTGCTTAAATCATTTTCAACAAGAACATAGGCCGATTCTATATTCCCTGGATCAATAGCAAGTATCAATTTATTCATCCTCCTCACTCCACCAATCGTACTCAACTAGATTGGTAGTTTCCTTAGGTGCAGATTTCATGATTATTTTATGTACGTAACTAAAGAGATTTTTCGGATTATGGCCTTTTGCTCTGTCTACGATATCAGCCAATTCATCCAACGACTTCAACGGCAACCATTCATCGATAATCGTTAAATATTGGCTTTTTGACAAGGAATAAAAACCTAAAATATCACATAGCTCTTTATTATTAATCAATCTATCTTTCATTCTATCTATTTCTTTATATTCTTTAGTTGTGTGCGCTTGTTGTGCGGTCGTTGTGCGGTCGCTGTGCGCTTGTTGTGCAAGTGGTACTGTTTCCGTTTGAAATTTATCCCAATTATTCACGATAATTAATGTATATTCGCTTGTACACTTTTTTGAAATTTCCCCTGTTGATTCTAACTTTTTCCAACACCTCAATACTTGATAAGGGGATAACCCAATTTCAGAAGCGAACTTATTTCTAGAAGTAATGAAGCTTCCTTTTTTTATAACAATTCCACGCCATTTTTTATCTTGCCAGTTAGCAGATAGTAGGCAATGAATAAATACAACTCTCATATTTATATCGTTATACCATTCCCATTTTGAAAAAGAACGATTTAACTTGATATATCCTTCGTCATACTGTTTCATTGCCCTTCACCCACTTTCTATGCTGCAATAACTTCTCCAGTTGTATCATCTACAATGTTATAATCTGCTTCCACAAAGTCATTTGGAACGTCCACCATACTTTCATCAATTTGAGATTTTACTGTTTCATCAGTGTTTACTTGTTTAATAAAATCAGTTTTCATTGGTGCATATTTTAATGCTTTTTTTAAAACTGTCTTTTTAGCCATTTCATCAAAACTTGTTTGCCATGGACCATTACTAAATGATTTTGAATATTTCTTAGCGTGTTGTAGTACATCATCATGTGACATAACTTCAAAGCCTTCGCCACCATTAGTTAATTTAAATACTGCGTAATAGTAAATTGGATTACCACGATTTGATTTTGCTGGTTTATGTTTAAGTTTTGGATCTAATCCAAACTCAAATTCAAACTCATCATTTTCGTAAACGACTTGGGCTTGAATTGATTTCACTTCACCACTTCTATAAGCTAGATCAATTAGTCCTTTATAACCCAATTGGAATTGACATTCCTTTCCATAGGGAATTAAATAAGCTTGACCTAATGGTGTGTTGGGCTCCAACCCTAATTGAGCTGCATTCATCAAAGCGCTGATGAACGAAATAGGTGTACATTGAGCTAGTTTTGGATTGTTTGATACTGCACTTGTAGCAATACGTGCGAATCTTTCCGGTGTCATTACCTTAGGCAATGCCTTTGAAATTTCTGGTGTATAGATAGTGATATAATCTTTAATTGTTTTTGGTTCTTTTGGTTGACCTGTTTTAGCTTTTGCTAATGCTCCTTGTTGATTTGTTGCTGCCATTTTCTTAATCCTCCATTGCTATTTTTTTGTATGTAAATCTTCTTGATTGCGTTGTTTTTAAAACTTCTGAATAAATATCAGGGTAATCTTTTTTAAGCATGTCAGTGTCAATTCTAGATGAATGAACAGTTTTCCATGTTAATTTGTAACCTTCACAAAAAGCTGCTTCGCTGACTCCCATTTCACTTTTTAATTTATTAATAATTCCTTCTTTTTCTGATTTTAATCTCTTTATTAACGAATCAATTTCTACCATGCGATTACAATCTCTATCTTCATCGTAAGGAATATTAACAAACATTTCATTATTGCTATCTGGATATAGTTTATAGAGTGTATCTGCTGTACTTTCTGATTGGTCAATAATTGGATCCAATTTGTTTTCTACCATGTACCAGAATGATTTTTCATTTTCGATGAGATTTTTGATTTCTGTTTCATCTCTTTCAATTTCATACCAATAGAAACCTTTTCCCATGACAAGTACAGCTATATACCATTTATCAAATCCAGTTACTGCTAAATAATGAAGACATTGAATATAATATTGAATTGGGATATCCCCCTTGTCATATTTTGTTCTTGTCAATACATTAGCTGTTTTGCATTCCAATCCTGCTTTTTCTCCAACGATTAATCGATCACAGTTGGCTAACATGAATTCATGATTATCGTGTTGATAATAAAATCCACTACGTTTTACTTTCTTTCCAGTAGCTTCTGAAAATCTTTTCGCAACATAATCCTCTAAATCACGTCCCAAGCGCATTGCTTCATTATCTTCAATTTGATCATTAATCAAACCTACTTTTTCACACCATAGAGTGTACTTTGATTTATATGGGCTCATTCCAAGTGCAGAAGCTGCATCACTTCCACCGATTCCTTTTTTTCTATCTTTAAGCCATTCTTCGTGAGAATTGGCTAATTTAAACTTCTTCATATTGTTCTGTTTCCTCCTGATCAGTTAGGTAACCATATGTATAATAAAAATCAAAACTAGAGTAATAATCTCTAGTTAACCAATCATCTATGACTTTATCAAAATTATCCATATCTTCTTACCTTCTTTCTCTAATGATTAAAATTAAATATATTCTTCCAATTACTGCGATTAATACTAAAGATAACTTAACCGCACCAATTCTTAACAAATTAATCATGTTTAATTTCATCAAATAACATAAATGCACCATATACTGTTAAACCAAACATTACCGCTAGACAGATTAAAGCAACGATAAATTGTGGAAAACATCCTAAGGATGCTATTAATTGAATAAATTCCATGTTTTTTCTCCTTCAAATATTGATTTTTTATGTAATTCCACCTACAATTGAAGGTGAAATTCTAGTCAAAATTTCATTTAGTCCCTGTTGGCGCAGGGGCTTCTTCTTTTTCAAGTAAGTGTTCAAGTTCTCCAACACGATCTAAATCTTCAAACAACTTTTGGAGTGCTGACTTGAACTTAACTTCATTTAAGGTTCCGTATACTGTTGCGGAGCCTTTTTTGCATTTAATGTGCTTAACTGGTAATTCTTTTTCCATTGGACTCCCCCTCGGAATACCATATGTAGATTTTTGTGACATAATGACTTAACCTCCTTTTCTTATGTGTTCGATTAAACTTTTAACACAGCTTTTAGCATATCCAACGCGGAATGGATAATATCCCATTTCATCTACATCTGGATATTTCTTTTTAAATTCATCTAATGGCATGTCTAAGATTTCAAGAACCTCTTCCAATTCGCCAATGATTTCAAAATAATCCATTTATTCTCCTTTCTACCTCATTACCCTCGAAGCAGCACTCCTCTACTTTTTTGTATGTTAATAATAGACGGGAGGTTATTTATATGACTTCTTTATTGCTGGTTACTAAGTAGAGAAGCACTACTCAGAGGGTATGAAGTTATCTATCTTTGTTGTTTTTTCTGTTGCTCTTGCTTTATAATTTACTTATCATTACTCCCCAGTATTGAAATTCAATTAAGAAAGCGAGGTGAAATTAAAATGGAAATGATACCTAGAAAATCTAGAAAACTATTACGCAAAATCGATAAGCAAAAGAGATTTGATATTAAAGTTGCTGATATGTCAGATATTAATCTATTAATTGATAATGGACTAATTGTTTTTGTAACTGCCCCAACAATTCACAAAATGAAGGAAAATCCATCTTCTACTTCTTATGTATCAATAACCCCTAAAGGAAGAATTTATTTAGCAACATATCATGATGAACAACTCAAGTTTTACGTGCCTTTTTTAATAACCACATTAATTTCTCTTATTGCTTTAATCGTTTCAATTGTTGCGCTATATCAATCTCAGCCTTAGATAATAAATTTAAGTACTGCAAAAAGTACTCCAATAGCAGCTACACACTGCAATGCAAGAAGAATTACCATTAACACCTCAAGCACATCTTCAATCTCTGGCATCCTCCCACTCCTTTCTACTTCCTATGTGTTAAATAATAAATACAAATGAATTGAACTAAGTTACAAAATACTAGGAATACAATTGCTGTTGTGCTGTCCATTTTTTTGATGTCCTTTCATTTAGATAGTTGTTTGTGTTATAATCTTCTAAAAGGAGTTGATTATATGAATTTGTTAACTTTCCTAGCTGTTGGTTGGGTTATTAGACTCTTAATGAATATATATTACTTTTATAGAGCTGTAACTCTTAAGAAGATTTACGAGGATTATTGGACCCCTGAAAAGAATCATGCTCGGCAATACACATCTGAAATCAAAGAGTTATTTCAAAAAGCAAATATCACAGATCACTATATTGGATATGCTCAACCAGTAGGATACAATCACGTTCAGAGTGGTACCGCATCCGTTATTGAAAATATGTTTGTTTACGATCAACAAGTAGTTATACATATCATTGGATTCTTTGAACAAGCACAAGGAACTTTTAGAAAAAGAATCCTTGAGAATTTCAACCCATTATTTTGGATAGAATTTATACTCTATTTGCCAAAAAATATCCTCAAATATTTAGGTTTTAATGTAAATTCATTAATCACTAAAGTAATACAATTGCTGTATTGGTTCTTATCTTTCTTTTATAGTGTTTATAACGAACAAATAAATAAAATCATTCAGGATTTCTTATCTAACTTCTTCAAATAAGAGATCCTTTCTTTTCGCCAATGTTTTGAAATAATTACTAATACATCGTCAATTAGAATCCACCAGAAGATAACTTCTTTTAGTAATTCCATCAACACACTTCCTTTCTAATAAGATTTCAATTTCATAAAACATCTAAAGCCAATTGTTCAATAATCTTCTTGTCAGTGTAAGATAATTGCCAATTTTGAATAAACTCAACAGCCTTATCAAAATCCTTTGCTTTGAATTGCGTTCTTGTTTTGATTCCAACAAAGCAATTTAAATCACGGTTAATAGCATGATAGATTTGGCTCTTTTGTTTTCCAACTAAATTCATATCAAGCTCGCTCATTACTTCTTTCACTTTGTGTTTAACCGCTCTTGATATGTAGTTATATTCTCCAGGATCAAGAAGTTTGTTTTCTTCTAAATCAGTAACACGTTTATCCAAAGCACCAACTTGTTGATTTGTTTGTGTTTGTGCTTCAAACATTAGCTTTAGGGCATCCATTGGATTTGTAGGAACTTGATATCCACCCGTTTTTCTAATTGAAGGTAATACTTCTTTAGTTACCCAACGTTTGAATTTTTTTGCTGTTGGTAATTTGCTACCAAAGACTAGAGCATATACACCTGATTCGTTAATCACTGTAAGTCCTCTATTAGGGATGTCAGCACTGACAAAGTTCACTGGGAATGCTTCATTTGGTAAATTGTTTTCAATGGTCGCAATTTCCGACCTTTGAATAATTCTTCTGTCCTCGTCATCTACATGATTAATTAAAGCGTCTTTAGTGTTTTTGTAGCCTAAGACTTCAGCTACATCCTTACCAACAAAGTAAGGTTCATCATTCATGAGTACTGTTCGTACTTCACTGTTTTCAAATTTAAATACTTGTAAGTTGTTCATTTACATCAGTCCTTTCTATTTGCCTAACTATCTTCGGTTGTTTGCTTTGCGAATAAAAACTCAATATCTAAATCTAATCCTAAAATATCTTTGATTCTGATACACTCTGGTAATGTTAATGGAACTACTCCGTTTAACTTTTTCCCCAATGTGGTTGGGGTTTTACCCATTTTTTTTGCCAATGCGTCTCTAGTTATTTTTTTTCGTGCCATTTCAGCTTCTAAATTTGGATACATTTTTATTTCACCTTCTTTCTATTTCACTATCTTTCGTGATTACAATTAGAGTATATCACGCTTTTTAGTGATTATCAATATAAAAATCACTATTTTTAAAGATTTTTTATTTCATTTTTAATATTAAATATTTATTTTTCGTGATTTAATCTTGTTTTTTAGTGATTTCCGTTTTATAATTTCGTTAAGAGGTGATATAAATGATAGAACAACAATTAAAAGAATTAATTATCCTAAAATATGGTAATTTAAAAAAATTCTCAGAAGAGATTGATATACCTTGGTCTACATTAGACGGTGTTTTAAAGCGCGGTGTAAATAAAACCAACATTACTAGTTTGATTAAAATCTGCGAGGGGTTAAATATCGATTGCGAATCTTTATATTATGGTGAGATTATTCCTAAACAAAAAATAGAATCTCAAAACATCATATTGAATGAGAAAGAACTTTCACACATAAAAAAATACCGCCACCTAAATGATGACGGTAAAGAAATAGTTGATATGATTTTGGATCGTGAGTACCAATTTATAGAGTATCGCAGAAAAGTGGAAGAAATAAAGAAGGATTAATCAATGAAGAAGTTTGTGAAATACGTTAAACAAAATTGGAAAGACCTACTTTTTAATTTAATAATCATATCGTATGGACTATGCATCTTCATATGTAGTGGTTTGATGACCATGTACTTTGTGGGGCTATCTTGCAATAAAGAATGGCTATCTTTTTGGGGAGCTATCATTGGTGGACTATTAACTCTAATTGGTGTTTTATGGACGATAAAAGCACAAGAACAACAACGACGAGAGGATTTAGCAGCTCAGTATAGGCCGATGCTATTGATTGAACCTTTAAATAAACAATATAGTCAACCAGGTAATATAGAATTAAAATACACTAATGTTGGTAGAGGTGAAGCTTTAAATGTAACTTATAAAATATTGGAAGAGTCAAATTATTTAAGCATTAACAAGATTGCTCCTGTAAAATTAATACCTGAAAAAGAAGCAAACACATTTTTATTAATACTTAACTGGAAAGAAATTCTCGAACGTAAAAATGATTTTATTTTAAATTACACACTAGAACTAACATATCACGATTTTGGCAATTTATATACATACTGTACTTCTGTCGATGTAACAATATCATACTCATATTTCTATAAAGTCTGTCGTGTAACTGTTGCAGAAAATAAGATAATCTTTACACCAAATAAAGGTATCAAGAAAGTCGATTAAATAAACTATTCATATAATTGACAAAAAACTACACATTTATAGCGTAGTTTAAGGCTCGTTAACATAAAAATGTCGAAAAAGGAAGAAATAACTCCAAAAGTGCCTCCGTTGGTATAATTAAGAGTTATAGAACAAAGGAGGAATTTTTATGGGATTAAGATTTCGAAAAAGCGCTAAAATTGGACCTTTCAGAGTAACGGCAAGTAAAAGTGGTATTAGTTATAGTGTTGGCACCAAAGGATACCGAGTAACAAAAACTGCTAATGGTAAAATCAGACAAACAGCTAGCATTCCTGGAACCGGAATCAGTTATGTTACAGAAAAGTCTATTAGTAAAAAAAACAAAACAAACAAAATTAATACTACACCTATTACTTTTACTGATAAAAAGCAAAAAATATTAATGCCTATCGAAAAAACAACTAGTCAAAAAATTTTAGTATGTTTAGGCGGTGGTTTTGGGTTACATTATTTCTTAAATAAAAGATATATGATTGGGTTCCTATACCTAGCTACTGGCGGTTTATTGTATATGGGTTGGATTGTAGATATCATTAAAGCTTTCACCAACAAACCATATCTATTCGAGTTTTATAAAAAACAGATGATCGCAGAGGAGAAAGACCAATTAACCCAAAAATAAAAGCACCCGAAGGTGCGGAAAGGATGAATTGAATGACAAATGAAGAATTAGTAAAAGAACTTAAAGAATTATTTACAAATTTTCGTACTAAACCTGTACTATTTGTAGGATCAGGCATGTCTAAACGCTATATCGACTTACCAAGTTGGCAGCCACTTTTAGAATATTTTGCAAATAAGATTGATCCAACAAATCCTTATATTTTTAAAAAATATTTACATGAAGCTAATACTAAAATAAAAGAAAACAACCTTACGCCAGATATGCAATTGCCTATTGTAGCTAGCTTTCTTGAAAAAGATTATAATAGTAAATTTTATTCTGAAACTGAATTTGAAAAAGAATTAAAATCTATTAATTACAAAGAATTCTCAAATACAGATTGTTCCGCTTTTAAAATTGCTATCTCTTTGTACTTAACTGATATTGGTCGTTACACAAGTACATATCATGATGAAATTGATAATTTTAAATCATTAAAAAATAAAGTATCAAACATTATCACTACAAATTATGATACATTTTTAGAAAAACAATTTACGAACTATAACACTGTTATAGGGCAAGAAAATATGTTAAGCAGAAATTTTTCTTCAATTGGAAATATATATAAAATTCATGGATCAGTAACCAATCCATCATCAATTATTATTACTCAAGAAGATTACAACAAATTTAATGAACGTTCTAAATTCATCTCTGCGAAACTTCTTACAATGTTTATTGAATACCCAATCATATTTTTAGGATACGGATTAAATGATTCTAATATCAAAAATATATGTCAAGATATTCAATTATGCTTAAACGAAGATAGTGCAGCAACTTTATCAAAAACTTTAATTTTCATAGAAAGAGCAGATTCAATTCAAAATCAAGATATTATAAATGTTGAACTTGCAGGATTGCAAATGAAAAAAATTGTTTTATACGACTACAACATCCTTTATCAAGCCTTTGATTGCATCGTTGATTCTATTGATGTTGCTACTTTAAGGCAATTAGAAAATCAGATTGTCCAATTGGTTCAAAACACAGATAAAAAAGTTGATAGAGTATATGCTACAAGTTTAGAAAACGAGGAATTAGATTCTAACAATTTAGCTATATATATTGCGCATGATTCATCTGTATTTGATATCGGATATGCTTGCAATCAAACTAATAAATATATGTGAAGATGTTCTTTTCCACAATAAATTGTATGACCCAAAAGGTATTATTGAAAAAACTATCCCTTCGCAGAAATCATTTTTTTGTCATAGTAAAATTCCATTACATGCATATCTAAAGAAATATTCAGATTCATTACCAGATTTTATTCAAAATAACAAATGTGTCATAAACGAAATTGATGACATCTATAATGCATCAGACAGGAAAACACGACTTTATCGATATCCAATAAGCAAATTAAACCACATTATTGGAACATCCGACCCATTAGATACAAAAATTAAAAATATATATTATTCTTTAAAAGCGTTAGACATAAACGAAGTTGAAGAATACATAAAATCTATATGGTCACAAAGAAATGAGTTAAAACAAAAAACTTATTTAACAAAAATTGTGTGTGCAATAGACTTATATAAAAATAAAAAAGAACACAAATAGGTGTTCTTCACAATAGAAGGTATATACCTTTAATTTATGTTCTTTTTTATCAGAAATGCAAATTTGTAGATAGATATTAGTTTTCTATCTACATATAGTATACTCATTTATTTATAAAAATCAACACTTTTTCTGAAGTTCCTAAAAAAATAACTAATAACTGATTTTTATTCATCAAATAAACAAAATTATTACTGAATAAAAAAGTCCCTAGCATACACGGGGAACTAGGAATCTAATAAAAACCCCTCACAATCCATTGAGGACCGCGAGGGTAAAAACGAATGAGTTTTTTCTAACTGCAAATATTATACCGACTAAACTTAAATCATTCAAGTTGTTCAGTTGGTAGCTTAGTTGGTAATAAGTTACAAAAAGCAAAAACCTCAAGTCTCGCCCTTTCTCGTATCATGAGGGGTTACTGCTTGAGGAATATTCGCTAGTCACATTAGGCTGCGACCATTTCTAAAAATATTATAACAAAAAATCCACCCTACTGGCAATAGGATGGATTAAACAGTACTGGCAATACTGTTTTGCATGTTAAAATTAATTGTAACCAGCAATATCCTTTTAACATGCTCAATTATATCATTTTTAAACATAAAAATAAATATAAAGGAGCGTAAATTTTATGACACAAGATGCAATTTACTTAAGAAAATCACGTGCCGATGTTGAGCTTGAACGATTGGAGAAGTTCGAGACACTTGCACGTCACAAAAAAATACTAAAAGACTTAGCGATTCGTGATGGTTATAATATTGTGGCCATCTATGAAGAAATAGTTTCAGGAGAGTCTATTGAGGCACGTCCACAAATGCAGCAGCTATTGGATGATGTATCCGCAGGCAAATATGATAATGTTCTTGTTATGGAAATCGAACGTTTAGCACGTGGGAATACACGTGATCAGGGGATTGTTGCTGAAGTGTTCCAATACTCAAACACAAACATTGTGACACCTTCTAAAGTGTATGATCCTTCAAACGAATTCGACCAAGAATATTTTGAATTCGGTTTATTCATGTCTCGTAGAGAATATAAAACGATTCAAAGACGATTAAATGCAGGACGTATCTCAAGTGTGAAAGATGGAAACTACATCGGTTCTATTCCTCCATACGGCTTTGATATCGTTCATCCTGACAAGAAAACATATACATTAGAACCAAATACTCATGAATCTAGAATATCGCTCATGATTAAAAATTGGCGTCTTACCGATAACCTTTCATGGCTGTCTATAGCTAAGAAATTAAACGCTATGGGTATTAAAACACGTAAGAACACAGAATGGACCGCGGAGGGCGTAAAAGCCGTCGCCTTAAATCCTGCTAATGCAGGCTACGTCAAATGGAACAGCAGAAAAACCGTTACCAAAATTGTTGATGGAAACAAAGTTAAAAGTCGTCCACGTGCTAACAATGACGAAATACTACTAACAAAAGCTAAATGGGATGGAATCTATACTCCTGAAGAATACAAAGCTTTAGTAGACAGCACTTCTATGAACGCTCCAAAATTACATGGCAATAAAGAACTACAAAATCCTTTAGCTGGTCTACTCTTTTGTAAAGAATGTGGAAAAGCGATGGTATTCAAAAGATTGAAAGGATGCCAGGATAGATACCAACATGTAGGTATTGGAGGAAGCTGTAATATCAAGTCGTGTATTGCACAAGAAGTTTTTGATATTATAATCGATGCAATTAAAAATGAAATTTCATCCTTTGAATTACTGATAAATTCAACTGTAGAACAAGTTTCAAACAATTCCGAACAAATACTCTCGGAATACCAAAAAGAGCTTGGAGGCTTAAAAAAGCAAAAAGAAAAACTATTTGATTTATTTGAGCGTGAGGTGTATTCTGAAGATGAATTCATAGAACGTAGAAATGTGATTAATACTAAAATTAGTAATTTAGAAAAAATTATAGCTGAAGAAAAGAAAAAAGCTCCTATAAAAGTAAACTACAAAGCAAAAATAGTTTCTTTCACAGAAGCGATGAACATTTTACAATCCGACAATGTTTCAGCTAAACAAAAAAATGATGTTTTGAAAACTGTCATAAAAAGAATTGATTATTCTAACGAAGGAACAATTGGTATCAATCGAAACGGTATTGTTCATTTAGATATTTATTTTTTATAATATACATCATTAAGGAACGTAAGAACTTGCCCATGTGGAAATGATTAGTGCAATGGTTTATCAATTGATGCAAGGGGCTAGTGTCGAAGACATGAAAAAAGCGGGATTAGACGGCATGTATACAGAACATGGATTTGGTTTATACCCAACTAATGCCCAAGGCTATCCATTTAGAGTGGATTATTTTGCAATTACCGGAGATCCCGTTGCTGATTTAGCTGAAAACTTAGCTGCTGAAGAAAAAGCTCGTGCGATTTATGAAAACTTAATGAATCAAACCAATCGTCCAGACATATTGGCACCATTATCTTTTTTAAGACAACGTGAAATCGTCCATTATCAACGTTTCTTAGAATTGTATACTAAATACAAAAAAGAATTAAGTTGCAAATAAAAACTAGCGAGGATAATCGCTAGTAGTACTATATTCTACAATATGTTTTGGTATTTGCTTTTCAATTGGTGGAGGGGTCATATAACCTTCACCAATTTCTATTTTTAAAAAGGCGTCCGTATTATGCGGTAACGGAAACAAACCCTGTTCAAAAGGCATTTCAATATATGGGAATAAATCTTCCTCTTTATAAACATGTTGTCTAGATAATGGACTAAACACCCATGTCATTGAATAACCCCACATTTTAGAATTCTTATTCATGTTTGCAAACCATTTTGCACTATTCACAAATCCTTTTTTTAATAACACTGGATTCAATCCTAAATTATCTAATAACATTAATAAATAAGCATAAGGATACATATAACATCTAAATAAGTTGTTCACCCATTCTTTTTCAGAAACATGATCATATACAAAGACATCCACAAATAAACCGTCCCCGTCACATTTATTTTTTAGAAGGAAATTGACCTCTTTAATATAGGTATTTTTCTTGCGAACTTTCATTTGTGGAATCACAACATTATACTTTTTATCTGTTTCAAAACAATGAAAATAAAAATCATCAGACAAATCTTCTTTTAAAGCAACAATAAAACGATCAAAATCACTTTGCGTCATACCTATATCTAAATCATCATCCCAAGGAATGAACCCTTGATGTCTAATCGCTCCTAGTGCTGTTCCTGCCACTAACATATAGCCAATATCATGCTTCTTACATATGCGATCGATTTCTAATAAAATGTCATAAGATACTTTTTGTATTTCTCTTACTTCTTTTAAATCCACATTACCGCCACCTTTATTTTATTGTACTATATACCTTTATGAATTATTTTGTCAAATAGAATGCTGAGTGATTTGTTTAATTCACAACTTTATGATACAATAATTTAGAGGTGAGGATGATGACTAAAAAAACACAAACAGCATGGGCAGAAAAAGAAATCTTTATGATTCTACCAAAATTTATGAACCCAGATACAAAAGAGGAAGAACTTACACAATTACATAAGCAAATGTCAAGTTGGATGTGTTTTAGTAAAGATGACACACTCTTACTTCCCTATTTAGAAGCTTGTCAAAAACGCTTATTTGAATTATCTAAATCAAACCAAAAATTAGCTGCAAAAAGTGTTTTAGCCGTAGCAAAAAACTATAAACTTTCAAAAGAATATTTAAGTTTATTATATCTAGCTAGAGACCTATACCAAGACGAAGAATAATTCGTCTTTTTTTATTCTCATAAGAAAAAGAGGATTTTTTTCCTCTTTAATGAATCATAGTCAATGCAACTTGTTTTTTCTTTAAGTCAATTTTATCTACATAAACAGTAACAATATCACCAACATTCACTTTCTCTAATGGATGTTTGATATATTCCTTACAGATTTTTGATATATGAACTAAACCATCATTTTTTAACCCGATGTCAACAAAAGCACCAAAATCAACAACGTTTCTTACAGTTCCTTCAAGCTGCATCCCTTCTTTTAAATCTTCGATTTGTAAGATATCTTGTTTTAAAGTTGGTGTTGCATAATGGTCACGTGGTGAACGTGTTGGATGTTCAAAAGCTTCCATCATATCTTGTAATGTATATTCATCAATTCCCATTTCTTTTTGAATGGTTTCTTTAGATACTTTATTTAAAGCATGCTTCATTGCTTCTGTACCTAATTCATATTGACTTACACCTAAATAATTTAATACATTTTTTGCGGCTTGATAGCTTTCTGGGTGAATGGAAGTCATATCTAATGGTTCATCCCCATCAATAATACGTAAAAATCCAATCGCTTGTTCATAAGTTTTTGCACCTAAACGAGGAACTGATTTTAATTGTTCACGACTAGTAAACTTACCGTTTTCATTACGGTATTTTACAATCGCTTTTGCCACTGCGTTTGATAAACCAGCAACATATTGAAGAAGCGATGGACTTGCAGTATTAACATTAACCCCCACACGGTTAACTGTTTTCATGACAACATAATCTAATTGTTCTTCTAATTTCTTTTGATTCATATCATGTTGATATTGTCCCACAGAAATTGCTTTTGGTTCGATTTTCACTAACTCTGCAAGTGGATCTTGTAAACGTCTAGCAATCGATACCGCTGAACGTTCTTCAACTTGGAAATCAGGGAATTCTTCTTTTGCTACAGCACTAGCAGAATAAACAGATGCACCTGCTTCAGAAACGATCACATAAGAAACGTTTAAGTGATGTTCTTTAATTAAATCCGCGATAAATTTTTCTGTTTCACGACTTGCTGTCCCATTTCCAATGGCAATAATTTCAATTTTAAATTTTGCAATAAGCTCTAATACTTTTTTCTTATCATCTGCATAACTCTTCTTTGGAATTGTTGGATAGATTTTATCAATTGTTAATACTTTTCCTGTTGCATCTACAACCGCAAGTTTACATCCTGTACGAATAGCAGGGTCAACCCCTAATACCATACGGTCTTTCATTGGCGCTTGAAGTAATAATTTTTCTAGGTTAACTGAGAAAATGTTAAGCGCTTGGTTTTCAGCCATTTCAGTAAGCTCTGAACGAATTTCACGTTCTACTGAAGGTGCCATTAAACGCTTATAAGCATCTTTAACACAAATTTTCATTTCTTCAATCAAGAAAGTCTCGCGTTTTCTTAAAATTCTTTCCAATAAACGTTCTAATAATTTTTCCTCTTCTACAACAATACTAACTGAAATCACTTTTTCATTTTCAGCACGATTTAAAGCTAAAATACGATGAGAAACAATACGATTAACTTTTTCTTGATAATCGTAATACATTTCATAAACATGTTTTTCATCTTCATGGTTTTTCTTTTCTTTGGCAGTCATTATACCTTGATTGAAGAAGACATTTTTTACATATTTACGATTATTTGGATGATCAGCAATGATTTCAGCAATGATATCTCTTGCTCCTGCAATCGCTTCTTCAACAGTAGGTACTTCTTCTTTAAGATACTTACTTGCTTCTTGTTCTAAGTTTCCTTTACGTGGTAATTTCCACATCCACATTGCTAACGGTTCTAATCCTTTAGCTTTTGCTACAGTTGCTCTTGTTTTTTTCTTTTCTTTAAAAGGTCGGTATAAATCTTCAACTTCACTTAATTTCTCACAAGCAAGGATTGCTTTTTTCAAATCATCATTCATCATTCCTTTTTCTTCAATCAAACGAATGACATCTTCTTTTCTTGTTTGTAAATTAATCGCATAATCATAAACTTTTTCAATTTCACGAATTTCATCTTCGTTTAAAGCACCGGTCGCTTCTTTACGATAGCGCGCAATAAAAGGAACGGTATTTCCTTGCGCAAGCATATCTAAAACAGTTTTTACTTGTGCTTCTGTTTTATTTAATTGACTAGCTACAATTCTAATCATTTCTTCGTTCATAAATTTTCCCCCCTATGAAACAAAAAAGCTCTTTGACAAGTGTCATTAAGCTTTGTGTGTTTAATTATATAATTTTCCTTTTGTACCGTCAAGACAAACAACCTTTCCACCAAAAGTATCTTGAACTAGTCCAGAAGCTAGATATTGTTCCGATTCATCTTGTGTGACAAATACATAATCGGTATGTTCAGCCGATAATTTTACATGATTATTTTTTGCGTAACATAGAAAAATAATACCCACTATTTCTTTTTCTTTACGGACAACATGGAAAGTTGAAACTGCCCCTTCAACATCAACTTCTAACCCTGTTTCTTCTAAAACTTCACGTTTAACAGCTTCCATCGGACTTTCATTATATTCCATGCCACCACCGGGAAGTTCCCAATACCCATAATTGTCTTTGCTTGGTTTAACCTTTTTTAATAGAAGAAGCTTTCCATCATAGGCAACAATTCCTTTGACTGTTACATGAAATAATGCTTTAGAGCTCATAATACCGCCCCTTTCCATCTATATTCATTTTACCATAAATCATAGATAGAAATAAATAAGAAAAATTTTTTCATAAAAAAAATGGTGCGGACGATGAGATTTGAACTCACACGAGAGTACTCCCACTGCCCCCTCAAAGCAGCGTGTCTACCGTTCCACCACGTCCGCATTAACCACTTTTATAGTATATCAAACTTTTCCTACTCTTTCAAGAAATAAACACTTTTTAAATAGGATCAAAAACCTTTTTATTGTATAGAAAATATCTTATAATTAGTTTAAAGGGAGGTGTCATTATGGCAACACAAATTTGTTATATATGCAATAAAAAAGCAAATACATTTAATTCATATGCAACAGAATTTGGTGGTATTATTTTATGCGAGAAATGCTATACAAATATTTCCACACTAAAAAAATCAAGAAAATACGAATCTGAACAAGAGCTTCTTGAAAATAGAAAAGAAGTGATGGATGAACTTGATCGTCTTAATTACCCAGAAGAAGTTAAGAAAAACATTAATTATTACTTTAATGAACGCTTAGATAAACTCAAAAATCAACTTACTAATAAAGCTATCGCAACTGGACAATATACCGACGAAATGGCTAGTCACCTTCTTACCTCAGGGTATGATTTTCAAGGCTATAGAATTGTGAAATATCTCGATGTCGTTACAGGGGAAAGTGTTCTAGGGACGGGGATATTCTCAACATTTGATGCCGATGTTTCTGATTTTTTAGGAGTTGAATCTTACAGTTATGCAAATAAACTACAACAAGCAAGAGACTATGCTAAACGAAGAGCAATCCTCAAATCAATTGCAATAGGTGGCAATGCACTCATTGGCATTGATATTGACTATGTCAACTTTACAGCAGATAAAATGGGAGTTATCGTTAACGGCACGAGCGTTATTATTGAAAAAATTGAAGATTAATATTTTGTATGATTCTATTTTTTCATCACATACTAACGATGAGGTGAAAAAAGATGAAAAAAATAATACTAGCTGCCCTTTTAACTTTATCATTTACAGGATGTCAAAACACAAATATGCGTGATGATATGAGAGATATCAAAGAAGACATTAACGAAGGTGCACGAGATTTAGAGGACAATATTCAAGATGGCATAAATGATATGGATAAAATGTTACCAAATGAAAATAATGTTGATGGTACAAATAATCATCCCACAAATCAATATGGTCTGGCACATTTTGATTTGTGGGAAATTCCATCCTTTTGTAACGCCATGACAGGTCGCTTATATCCACCAACCATTTAGGTAAAATAATACCCAAAGGATAACCTTTGGGTATTTTGATTATAATTGTTCTGCAATTCTTCTTGCAACAAAGACACCACTAGCACTAGCATGCGAAAGTGAATGAGTTACCCCACTACAGTCGCCAATAACATATAAACCTTCATGACAAGTTTCTAAGTTATTGTCGACATCAACTTGCAAGTTGTAGAATTTAACTTCGACACCGTATAATAATGTATCGTCACTAGCTGTTCCAGGAGCAATTTTGTCTAATGCATAAATCATTTCGATAATATCGTCTAATTGGCGTTTAGGAATTACTAGTGATAAATCACCAGGTGTAGCTGATAATGTAGGTGTTAAGAATGACCCTTCAATAC